ACACTAAACAGAGTAATTTTACCTGTTATAAGACGAGTTATGCCAACAGTAATCGCTAACGAAATCGTTGGTGTTCAACCAATGCAAGGACCTGTATCTCAGATCCATACACTAAGAGTTAGATATGCAGAAGCTGCAGATTCAACTGCAAGTGCACCATTTGATACAGATGTTATTGCAGGTGATGAAGCATTATCACCATTCAAGATTGCTACTGCATATTCAGGTAGTTTAACAACTGGAAAAGGCGCAACTTCTGCGGCTAAAGAGGGAACTGGTGGAAACAAAATTAGTATCCAAATCTTAAAGCAACCTGTAGAAGCAAAAACAAGAAAGTTACAAGCAAGATGGACTTTCGAGGCAGCACAAGATGCACAATCAATGCACGGTATTGATGTTGAAGCAGAAATCATGGCAGCACTTGCTCAAGAGATTACTGCAGAAATCGATCAGGAAGTAATAGGATCATTAAGATCACTAGCCGCTACTGAAGAGACATTTAACCAAGCAACAGTATCTGGTACAGCAACATACGTTGGTGACGAGCATGCCGCTTTATCAGTTCTTATAAACAGAACTGCTAATAAGATTGCACAGAGAACAAGAAGAGGCGCAGGTAACTGGTCAGTTGTTTCTCCTGAAGCATTAACAGTACTACAAAGTGCATCAACTTCTGCGTTCGCAAGAACAACAGAAGGTACTTTTGAAGCACCTACAAACACTAAGTTTGTTGGAACTTTGAACGGCGCAATGAAGATATACGTAGATTCATATGCCGCTGATTCTACAGCAGTACTAGTTGGATACAAAGGTTCATCAGAGACAGATGCAGCAGCATTTTATTGTCCTTATATTCCACTAATGAGTTCAGGAACTGTATTAGATCCTGATACTTTTGAGCCAGTAGTTTCTTTCATGACAAGATATGGATATGTTGAGTTATCAAACACAGCAGCATCTCTTGGTAATGCAGGTGACTATGTTGGTGAAGTTGCAATGAGTAACATCACTTTCTCATAAGATTAGAGAACAAACATTGAGGGGAGGATTTTTCCTCCCTTTTTTGTTGACAAAATTATCTATGTAAAGTATTATTAAATATGACAGAATTTTCTTTTATATTAGGAAACGGAAAGACAAGAAAAGACTTTAGACTTCATGAATTAAAATCTAAAGGTAAACTTTATGGATGTAATAGAATTTATGAAGAGATTGTACCTGATGTTTTAGTTAGCTCTGATAAAAATATGGCTGAAGAAATCCAAAAGTCTGGATATAGTAAGAATAATAATCATTACACTAGAGAAAAACATATTATAATTGGTAGTGGTGCAAAAGCACTTGATCCAATGTATCAAGCATTTAGCAGTGGTCCTAATGCGTTAGCAATCTCTGCAAAAGAAACTAATAATTCTTGTTTTATGATAGGGTTTGATTTAATCAGTGACAGTTACACTATTAATAACTTATATGCAGGAACAAGTAATTACTTAGAAAAAACTGCAAAAGCAACTGAATTTGTAAACTGGGTAGATCAAGTATACAAGATAGTAGAAACTTACGATAAACAAAAATTCTTCCATGTTAATCCATTGAACAATTATACTCCTGATAGTTGGTTAGAATTGCCAAACTTGGAAATTATGTCTAAAGATAATTTTAAAACATTGATAAATATGTAAAACAGTATATTTTGGAATAAACTTAATGGCTATAACTAAACGCATCGACGGTGCATATACTATATCTGCAACCGGAGGAATTGCTCTTAGCAATGCTGTAATAACTGCTGGAACAGGAATTACATCAGTTGCAACGGCTATAGTAAAACACTCAGTAATTACTCTTGGAAATATTATAGAAACAACTATTATCTTAGACTTAACAGGATTAAATTCTGGTGACGCTGACGGTGACATCATCGGTAAAGCAGGAACTGCAAACTGCCATTATGGTCAAATTACTACAGCTATTAACGGAACCATACTAAGCGGATATATACAGTGTTTAGAAACACCTGCAGGCGGCGAATCAGACATTGACCTTTATTCTGCTACAGAAGCGACAGGAACAGAAGAATCACTTATAACTGCCTTAACAGAAACAGCATTATTAAATACAGACGGTGACTGGGTAGGCAAACATCTAAGTACTAAATTAAATACCCTAGCATCAAACGGCACTATAAAAGCAGATAGTGCAATACTTACTTCAGATATTGGAAATACAATAGACTTAGTTAGTATAGTACACTCTGCAGGGTTAACAACTATTCCTCCTGCTAATGGGTACTTGTATCTTGTTGCTAGTGGCGGTTCTACTAATGCAACATATACTGCTGGTAAATTTTTAATAAAATTATATGGATATGCATAATATAACGGAGAGCACCTTCACAACAGTCTACAAAAGCATTTGTTGAAGCATCAGTATTTGGTGGATTTAACAATAGTATTTTTACTGTAGCACCTGCTAGTGAAGGAAACTTTGATTTAGCAAAACAACAAGATCAAACCGGAAGTGTAGAAACTCCTTTTGTTGCAGGCGGAACCGATGCTTTTGGTGTTAGTCTTGGTGAAGTATATGACCAAATGGAACCAATTGGGTCACTAGTTACTGTTGACTTAGGATCTGTTGCCTAATTAAATTTTAAATGTACCTAAGATTTTTCCACTACTAGCATCATAACGATTTAGTCTTTTTGACTTCGTGCTTTCTATCTGTGCATACTTGTAATGATTACAGTCTTTACATATATTAATCGTAGACTTTTTAAAATTTTTACTATCTTTTTCATATACAGAATTACAATTATCGCATTGTAATACATATACTTTTTGTTTAGTTTTAACTTTTTCCGTTAAACTATTTCTAGTACGATTGTGAGTATTTTCTTTTATATAGGTATTTAATATCATTATATTACTATTTAGCAAACGGCTTAGTTAAATATAGGTATAAATAAACGTATACAGAATAACATTATTTCAAGGAGAAATACTAATGGCAATACAAACAATTAACATCGGATCATCAGCAAATGATGGAACCGGTGATCCGCTTCGTACCGCATTTGATAAAGTAAATGATAACTTTGTTGAATTATATGCAGTAACTGGAGCAGGTTCAGGACAAAATTTAGCGATAAGTGCAAACAGTCTTATCAGTGAAAACACAAACGGAAGTATAACAATTGATCCAAACGGTACTGGTACAATTATTTTCGCAGCAGACTCTGCTGTTTCAGGAACAACTGCAAGTACAAGTGCTACTTCAGGATCATTTACAGCAGCTGGTGGTGCAGGTATTGCCGCTGACTTACACGTAGGTGATGATGTCACACTTATATCTGATGCCGCAGTATTAGGCTTTGGTGCAGATAAAGATGTAACATTTACTCACGTTGCAGACACAGGTCTTCTTTTAAACAGTACAAGAACAATACAATTTAATGATGCAAGTCAAAATATTGGTGCTCCAAATGCAACTACATTAGATATCAACGCAACTGATGAAGTAGAAATTAACGCAACTTTAATAGATGTAAATGGTAACCTAGATGTTTCAGGTACAATCGTTGGTGCCACTACATTATCAGCAGCAACAATAACTGCAACTACTGCTTTTGTTCCAGATGCATCTGATGGTGCAGCACTTGGTACATCTGCATTAGAATTTAGTGATTTATTTTTAGCAGATCTAGCGGTTATTAACTTAGGTGCAGACCAAGATGTAACGTTAACACACGTTGCTGATACAGGTCTTACATTAAATGCTACACGTAAATTAATGTTTAATGATGCAAGTCAGTTTGTTCAAGGTATTAGTGCAACAGTTTTAGGACTTGGTGCAACAGATGAAATCGACTTAACTGCAACTGCTATTGATATAAATGGTACTGCTTCTGTTAGTGGATTATTAACAACTGAAACTGGTTTCAATGCTGGTGTGACTTCACTAACCGCAACTGGTGCTATTACAGTAGCCGCACATGCTGGTAAAATATTAAGTATGGCAGAAGTAGGTGGTAACGCTGCTTGTACATTTACATTACCTGCAGCAACTGGTAGTGGTGCAGTATTTAAGTTTGTAGTTGGTGTTATTAACACATCAAACTATATAATTAAAGTGGCTGACGGAACTGATACAATAGATGGATCAGTTATTGTCGTAAATGACGCAGGTGATGGTGGAACTGCATCTGTTATCTCTTGGATAACAGCTGCATCAGATGATACTATTACCCTTGATGGTACTACAACAGGTGGTGTTTCAATTGGTGATTTTGTAGTGCTTACTGATTTAATTGCAAACCAGTATACAGTAGAAGGTCATCTAAATGCAAGTGGTACTGAGGCATCTCCATATAGTGCAACAGTTAGTTAATAATTAACTGCTAACAAGCATTAAAAAAAATATTATAATAGGACGACCTTTAATTAGATCGTCCTATTTTTTTATGACGTGCAATAAATACAGTATGAGATAAGGGGTAAACAATGACATTACAGACGATTAACATTGGCACAAACCAAGATGATGGAACGGGTGACTTACTCAGAGATGCATTTGATAAAATTAATGACAACTTTACAGAAGTTTATACAGAACTAGGCGGAACAGCACTCAGTAATATTACTATGAGTGGAAGTACAATTAGTAC